TGATTCTTCGCCTCCAAAGAGGTCAGCATAGCTTGCAGTAACTCGTTCCCTAAATGCCAAAAAAAAAGCGTTGCGCCCATAGCAACACTCATCGGGGCTTGCTTCATCTGCTCCGAGTACTTACCTGCGCCCTCGTATGGCTCTATTAGATACCGATGCTTGACCTCGCTCGTGATAGGGCGATACAATACCGCCATCGCTTTGTGCAGGTCTTGCACGTCTTGCAGGTAGCCGTCAAGGTCAACGAACTCACCATAGGTGATATTGTCAAGTTCAGGGATAAACCCGTACTTCGTGTCCCCCATCGTGAAGGTTGGCGTGAGGCTTGGCTTCTCGTTGATCATCGCACTAATGTGCTTGCTGATGTGGCTCACATCTTTGATGCGTACGTTCGGAAGATTGGCAAGAGGCACTCCGCAAAATATCTCAAGCATCTTGTGGGTCAAGAACTCCTCATCGCCCTCAAGCCTCGCAAAGCGTTGGTATTGGTCAAGCGTTATCTCCGACAGGGAGGTGGGTACAATTACCTTTAGTTCCATTGTATTAAAATAACCTTTTAGTTTTAGCGTATGGCATACCTGCCAAAGTTAGGTCTGCTCAACTTGTTATACGTTGCATAGCGCAGCGCATCTATGGCGTGGTTGAATGCGTCTATCGGTTTGTTGAGCAGGTTGCCGTTCTTGTCCTCTACCCATTTGTAGTTCTGAAGTTCCTTGATTAGGTTGCTGCTTCGTGGGGTTACAAATAGCTTGTGCCGCTTCAGCACGTCAATACCCACTATGACGCTATCTGCGCCCTTCTGCGTGGGTTTCACGTTCCATCCCATACGATGCAACTCCTCAATAGATTTGGGTTCAGCAGAGTCAGCATATATTTCTGACCTTCGGTCAAGGCCAAGTGAGTTTAGCACGTTGCTGATGTCGGGGTTGGTCATACCCGTGCGGTAAATCAACTCATCCACATACAGATTGTCACCCGACTTGTAAACGGCCACAAGTGCGGTAGGGTCATTGGTGTACCCGAAGTCCATCCCGTGACATAGGAGCGTGGCATCGCTTGGTATCTCTGCCTGCCCGTATTGGAATATCGTGGCTCTGCTCATACCACGTTCCCCTAATCCGTAGATTCTCCAATAGTCGCTGTCGGTATCTCTTAAGCGTTCTATTTCATTTCGGATGCTGCTATCAAGGAACGGGTTATCAAGGTACGTGGTCTGATGGAACTCGCAGTCATCACGAGTCACCACCTTATCATAAATCCAATGGAACGCATCCGAAGGGTTGTAGTCAAGGATTGCCCTGCCTTCGGTACGCAGGATGAGCTGCTGCCAATCCTCGTAGGTTAGTTCGTTGGCCTCGTTGATGTATAGCAAGTCCCTCTTGCGCCCTCGTATCTTTTGCGGTTGGTCAAGGCTGATAAACTCCACAAGGTTGCCATTCAGATAATACTCGTGGCTTGACCTGTTGTGGTAGCTTTCACTGTACAAGTCGTGGTTGCGCAGTATCTCAAAGAAGTCGCGCATAACCGAAGCACGAAGCGAAGGGAACGTCTTACGGCAGATGGTGATGGTCTTGTTGCTTTCCCGTGTGCTATAATAGAAAATCACCCATAGCAGGATGTTGTAAGTCTTTCCGCTACGAGTACCGCCCTGCTCAACGACTATCTTTTTGTCGCTGCGCTTTAGGTGGTTATAAACTTTATTGGTCTGAATCTTCGCCAAGCACCTCAATTTGAAATAGCTTGCCCGAAGATACGTCTACCTCTTGGCGTTCCACGTATCCACGTTTCTTGCCTTTGGTCTTTAGAAAAAAGATAGTAGCGGTTGAGTTGCCCTCCTTTATCTGCTTATGCAGTTGGCTCTCTGCAAAGTCAATGGCTACGTCTGATAGTTCATCGACTGCTGCTTTGTATTCTTTGTCCTCTTGCAACCATAGGTAGTGAGTCGTGCGGCCGACGCCCACCGTCTTGCAAGCTGATGTTACTACGCCTAAAGATTTCTCCAAAGCATCAAGCATTGCCTTTTTATGGTGTTCCGTTTTGTCCATTTGTTTGTTTGTTGTATCTTCGGTTTGCGAGGGAAGTGTTATGGTTGCACACTTAGTATTCCAATTAAGAGGTGGCGTTCGAATCGACCTCCTCGCTCAAAGTAGCCCTCCTCGCTTGGAGGGTTATTTTTTGCCCCTTGTACATACCTGCGCCCATATCATCTATTTTGCTAAATGGTAAAATAGGAACATTTATTTTACAAGTTTTATCTATTAAGTAAATGTAACGAAGTTGAAATCCTTTAATTTTTCTCCATCCATTGTGCTCCGTATCTAAATACCTTTTCCAATTACCATACTTGCTCATTAGTGTTTTACTTGACTTAATAGTCATTGAATGTATTTTGTTTCCGTTTGGCAATAAAAACAAATCACTATTTTCTTTTATGAGAGTTAATAAAAAACCGCTTGCTCGGTAAATTGTACCATCTCCGCAGTCGCATCCATCCGAATAAGATAAAATCCACTTAATTTGCGGAGCGTTCTTTTTTAATAATTTAATTGAAATTGATATGCACCTACTTTCAGAGTACTTTGGAAGGTAATCATCGAAGGCCATTCTATTTAACTCTAAATAATCATTCCACCCTGTATCTTTTACTAAACCTATTGTCTTGCTTTTGTCTAAACTTGAGCCATAACTTAAAACTCCGTGAAGCTTATCATCTAAAAAACAACCAAAGTGCAGGGTGCTGTTTGGTACTACCTTACCCGAGTAGTGATGCTTCTTTACAAACTCGTTTGCTATTTTGCTTGGTATGACCTTAACGATTATTTCTTTTGCTCTGCCCATTGCATAATGATTAAGTAGAGAGCATTGCCGTTAGAGTTCTCGTTACCTAACGTCTCACAGTATTTGTACTCGTCTGTTGCTTTTATATCGCTGATGGCATTCTGAATCTGCGCAGCCTGCTCATCCGCAAGCGTGAAGGTCATTTGTTGGAATGGTGACTTATCGCCATCGGGCAAAGTAAAGTCATCGCCAAACTCTGATGCGTTCAAATCAAAGCCGCCAACATCCAAGCCCCAATCGGTCAAAGCTTCAACATCCCATTGGTTGGCAAGCAAGTCCCAATCCCATTCACCGAAGCCTACGTTGTCCTTAATGATAAACTCAGCCTTCTGCGCATCGGTCAGTTGGTCCGCAACAATGATGGGTACTTCCTTCAGTCCTGCGGCTATGCAAGCCTTAAGGCGCATATTTCCCCCAAGCACTACCATATTGCCATCTACTACGATTGGGCGCAGCTCAAGCATCTGTGGGAACTCCTGTATGGACTTTACAAGCTTCTTGAACTTGTCATCCTTTATTATTCTTGGATTTAGGGGGTTTGGTATGATTGTACCGATTGCTGCTCTTTGCATAACTAAATAACTCTTTTTGATAGGTGGTGGTTGTGTGTTGCTTGAAGGTGCTCCTTCCATTCTTTAATATCCCCGTATGTGACGTGGCAGGGGCGGCATAGAGCCATCAGGTTTTCTATCCTATCAGCAATTTTGCTTCCACCCATTCCACGAGATTCGATGTGGTGTATGTCTACGGCTTGGCCTTGACATACCTCGCAGGGGATGAAGTCAGTTGTGGAGTAGCCCATCCCTTTTAGATAGACCTTTGTATGGTTCTTCACCTTTGGTAAATCCAACAGTCATCTATGAACGTAGCGTGTGGCAGCAGTTCATCAACGGCTTGGATTACTCCCTGCCAATGTTGGTGGTAGTCATCTCCTGCTATGTAGCCTCCCTTCTTTACTTTGGGTAGCCATAGCTTGATGTCTTCCTTTACCGCCTCATAGGTATGGGTTAGGTCTATGAATACCACGTCAAGGGATTCGTTGGCAAACTTCTTTGATGCTGCTTTGGATGTTGCTTTGATGGCCTTGTACTTGCGGTCTCCCATATTCTCCACAAAGAGATTGTAGATATTCTGTTCCGTTGCAAGTTTATGTGTAGTCGTGAGTTCGTTTGGCGAACCCTTCCAAGTGTCAACGATTGTGATTTCTTGGGATGTTGCTTTGTCGCATAGGTAGGCTGATGATTTACCGAGCCAAGCACCCAACTCTACGAACGTGCCGTCTTCGGGCATATTAGCAAGGAGGTAATCGTATGCTGCTTGGTGGTTGAACCACCCGTCTATTTGTTTGCTCGTTTTCATTTTAGGGCGTTGTAATAACAAAGGTACTGCTCTACGCAGATAAGTGTTCCTTGTTCGGATGCTGCTTGGGCAAAAGTACCGTCTGCCTCGTAGGTCATCTCAAAGCGTAGGTTGGGCAGGTCGTATGGCTTAAACATATAGCAGGCGGTATCTATGTTGCCGACTCTTGGTTGGTCGGTAGGGCGTAGCCTACCTATTTGTCCCCAAGTTACGATTGAGCAATCAAGGCTATGCAAGTTGCCCCACTCCTCAAGGAACTTTGGGTGCAGCACATTGTCATCATCAAGGTAGTAAACCCAATCCTCTTTGGTAAAGGAATCAGCATACAATTCAAGGAACTCATTGCGTAGGGGGTTACCCATATTGCCTGTGCGTGTGGAGTAGTGTGTGACTGATGCGCCTGTTGCTCCCTTGTAGTTGGTAGAGGCATCCATCATCACAACCCACGTTGCGTACGCAGGGATATGTTGTTTTAGCCTCACGAGGTTATGAGGGCGTGAGCAGGGAGTGACTATGTAAAGCATCGTAGTTCGTTTATCTTCTCCATCGTAAAGTCTTGCACAAACTCGTATAACGATTCCGTTAGGTCAGCCACTTGGTTGGGGTTTTCTTTTAGCCTCTTGATTGCTCCTGCCCATTCGCTTGGGTGCTTGATAGCAATGCAGTTATCCTTTGTGATATAGGGTGAATAGGGTTGGGTGTTGCTCACTATCATAGCGCACTTGCTGAACCCTGCCTCCAACATCTTTAGGTGCGACTTGCACTTGGCAAACTCGGAAGTGCTTAACGGCACAAGGCTCACATCAAAGAACTCGTAGAGCTTGTGGTAGTGTGTTGGGGGCATCGTAGGCAGCCTATGGCTTGCCTTCATAATATCGGGGTAGCCATCTACCTCTGCCACATACCCTTGATAACCCTCAAGGTTGATTGTGGATTCCTTTACGTCTAATGCGTGGTGGTTGCCCCCAATATACCCGAAGCGTACTTCTTCGCTTGGCTTTCTCTCTACCTGCCACGTTGCTACGCTGATTGCATTGGGGATGATTCGGATGTTGGTATTGTACTTCTTGACCTTTGAGGCAAGGTGCTTGTTTGTCACCCATACCTCATCTGCTGCTTTCATAGACCGCACGATGCGCTCCCTCATCTGCTCCGAGTAAATCCCAAGCAAAGGATGCGTAGGGGGTAGCACCCACCAATCATCATTGTCAACGATTAACTTGATGCCTTCCTTGCGGCAGAGTTTCACAAAGTCATCAAACGGCTCAACAGGGAATGCACGGCTTGCAAAGATGTGAGTGACTTTAGGCCACATCTCGGGGTCAATGTCCGTTATCTTCTCAATAAAAAAGACATCTACATCCTTGTGGCATATCAAGGGTGCAAATGTCCTGTGGTGTGATACACCCGAGTTCTGCTTGTGGAAGGCAAGCACAAAGGGTCTAATCATACGCTCGCCTCTTGGTCTTTGAACCATTGCGCCATCGCTTTGCGGTCTAAATACTTTACCCACATCCGAGCAGCTACTGCCCTGCGTTGGGGTTTGAACGGGTAGGTGCTACGGAGCTGCGCCATAGCAATCCTCATAAACTGATCTTGCATTATTCTTTGGTATTTGAGGTGTTGCAAAAAATGCAACGATTGGTTTGATGTTAAAGTTTGGTGTTCCAATAGTATTCGCACTTGCCGTTCTTGATGGGTACGCCAAAGAAGAACGATTGGTACATTCCTGTGCTTGCGGTGAAGCGGTAGCAGGTCTCTTTGAGGGCGCAGCCCTCGCCTGTGCATTTGGTGATGTCGGTCATAACGTGCCAACAACTGTGTACGAATCCAAATCCTCACCCAAGATGAAGAACTGCTTGTACATTTCAATAGCCTCCATAGTCTTTCGCTCTCCCTCTGCCACAAACTCGGGGCTTACAGAGTAGATGCCTATGTCAAGGCTTGCCTTGTCAATAGCGATAAAGTAAAACTTGTCTATCGGCACTCCGAACAATCGGGTGTAGATGAACGCCTGCACATCGTAGCCGTACTTCTTTGCAGAGTATGGGAATGCTCGTAGGTCGGTTGTTGTTTTCAAATCAGCCAAGAATCCTTCAGCATAGATGTCAGCCTTTGCCCTAAAGGGCAGGCCTCCAATCATACCAATCTTGGGTACCTCAAACTCGCAGCCTGTGATAAGCCCAAGCACGTTCTCATTGCGCAGGAGCGCATCAGATATCCTTTGAGCCTCGTTGTACTCCTTACGGGTGCATAGGTTGCGCTTGCCCTTTGCATCCTGCCACGCCTTTGCGTTCTTGCTCTGCACCTCAATCACCTCGTAGTCTGCTACCTTGTGAGGCTCAAGAGCCATAAGGTGAACGAGTCTGCCTACCGCAAACGCATCGGAGTCCTCGCTGCCATACTTCGTGACGTAGTGGTACGTCTTGGGTGATGTCAGCAGCAGCTTGCAAGCAGAGGAGGACAGGGCGTTCTTACCGAGTACCCCGTAGTAAAAGTCATCATCGTGCATCTTCTCAAGGATTGTCTCCATATCCCAAGTGCTTCCGTCAAGTAGTTCTATGATTTTCATTTTGTTTCTGTTTTGAATGTTGCTTCATACCATTGGTCAAAAGGCACACGAAGCAAGGCATCGTGGTAGGCAATACGCAAGGTAACCTTTTCAATGGTTTCTATGTCTTTGAGGATTGATTCGGATATGTCTACCGACTTCAGCTCTCGGAGTAGTTGGGATATAGTTTGGTATTTCATTTGATTGGTTTTATTTTTCATTAAATTTTTTAAGCATATATTCTTCGTACCGACTGCAGTAGTATTTCATTGCATCGTAGTAATCTTCGTGCATTGGGAAGTCAATTAAAAACTCCTCAGTAGCATCTTCCCCTGCCCTATGCCCATCAAAGTGCAGTAAGACGGCGAGGTGGTCGGCATTGTACCCGTATGAAAATATGGTAGCAGGCTCAATGTATATCATTTCTTTTTTCATTCTTCTGATGCTACTTGAGTTGCCCAATTCATCCACTTGATGTAGATGTCATCGGCAAGGTTTGGTATATCCCTATAAATGGATGTGGTAGGGTATGCGGTGGTGTTGGTATAGCCATCCTCGTTGTATGACTCCTCTATGTATGTGATTTGCATCTCGTACTCGTAGAAGTCAGCAACGTGGGCAAAGCCAAGCCACTTGGCAAGAATCTCATCGGAGTTCTTGTCATCAGGGTTGTAGTCCTCAAGGGCATCCCAATAAGACTGCGGTAGTAGGTCGGCATCTTCGAGCCAAAACTTTAGGTCGTTGTATGTGAATATCATATCCCAAGAAGTTCAAGAGTCCATAGGTATGCCCAAAACGTCAGCGCAAGAGCGCAGAAGTAAGTGATGTTTTTAAGTAGTAGTTTCATTCTGATTGGTATTAAATGTTTGTCAAATATACAAAACTTTTTGAATTACCAACACTCAAAGAAAAAATAAATAAAAAAAGAGCTTTCGCCCTTAATTATTTGTGTAGTGCAGGAACAGGTCTATCTGATTGTAGAGTTGCTCCTTATCTACGATGCCTTCCTTGCCGTAGTAAACGTACACATAGGGTGCGTACTCCTGCTTGTAGCGCTCGTTCTTGGCGCGGTGCGCCTCCTTTGCACGGAGTTGGTAAGGGGTACCCATTGCTTTGTAAGATTCGGGCTTGATCTGCAAGCCAAGCATCAGGGTTTTGTTGTAGAACATCTCCGCGTCTATGCAGTAGTCGTGGTCAATGTTGAAGGTGGTCTTCTTAAAGTGTGCATCGGGGAACGCTGCGTTTAGCTCCTTTACTACAATCAGCTCCTTTTGATAGCCATTCCACGTCTGCCCAATTACACGATGCCAAATGTATTTTTTGATATGTTGCTCATCAAGCAAAGGCAGCCTGCTCTTTAGTTCTTCAAATACAACAGTCAAACCTGCAAAGCCTTGCATCTCCTTGTAGTATTCTTGCCACCCTTCCTGCGTGTTTAGGGTGTTGCTCTCATAGTAATCAGAGATCAACCGCATACACTCACCGACATACACCTTGCCAAAGAATTGGTTTATCTGTGAGTTCTTGTTAAGCTCACTAAATAAAGTTTTGGGTATGTCAATAGTGTAAAACACTAATAGGCGTTGTAAAGGGTCTCAAGCTCCTGCAACCTACCACGAAGGCAAGAGCCGCAGTTCGTTGGCTTTACCGAATCCTTAAAGACTCGGTTGTAGATTCTATTCACTTCAGTCTGCTCAATGGCGGTCACGGTGTTCCTGCCTCGCATCTTGCCAACAAACTCATACTCCTCTTTGGTTAAGCATTCAGGCTTCCTGTAACGGAATAGCTTGTTGAGTTTCTCCTTACGCGTATCACAACCGCAGTCTACGCCTGTGGCTTCGCTAAACCAATCCACCGCAGCCTTGATGCCTGTGGCAGTTGTGATTTGCTCTATGGTATCACCCAAGCCGCTTGGCTTCTTTGTACGCTTGGTAGGTGTCTTGGCAGTCTTCTTGGATTCGCTCTCTTGCATTTTTTAGTGTGTTGAAAATTGATCGTGCTGAAATCTTTGTCTCATCCGCTAAAGTACGGATGCTCATATCGGTGTTGTGGTACAAGGCAAATATCTTTTTGTCGTACCAATGCCAATCGGTTTGTGTTGACCATACCCTATCGTAGAGTTGGATGAGTTGCACCTCTGCATCTTCGTTGGCCTCCTCGTAGATAAACTCCTCAAGGATGTCCACATCTACGAATTCAAATCTTGCTCGTTGGCGCATCAAGGTTGCGTACATATTGCGCAGCGTAACGTACACAAAGAAGGTATTGACCTCCGTTTCGTTGTACATTATCTTCTCCGCGTCATCCACATATTTGTAGAGTCTGACGTACATCTCCTGCACAAGCTCTTGGGCAAGGTCATCGCTTGCTCCAAAGCTCTTGCACATCCGAATCCAATCCGTCTGTCGCTTTGCTAATACTGCGAGGAGTCCCAAGTGATTTCTACGATTATCACAAACAATGCAAACTGAACGGTGTGCATCACAATATCTTCTTCAAGGTAGTCGGTCTTTGACCAATTTGCCCCAACTACAAGCCCATAGATGGGGTAAAGTCCTACGTTAAAATTCATCGAATGTGCGTTTAAGAGTTAGATACAATTCCTTGTATTTAGATAACTCCGCAACGACTTCGTTTAGTTTATTTAGTTCCTGCTCCATCGCCTCAAAGTCGGGCTTGTCAATACAGGCCATCGGGTTCTCCTCAAGAACGCAGCAGGCTACCTTGTAGTAGTGCTGATAGTCCCCGTAGATAAGGCGGTCTTTATGCATCCTTACGGCATACGCCACCGAGCTATGGTCTTTGTCTATGGCCTCACCAAGTTCGTGGAGCGTGGCGTGGTTGCGGAATGCTGATACGAATGCTGCTCTTGCAGTAGATTCTTTATGCGCACGGCTTCCATTGTCTTGGAACCCAAGACGTGCATAGTACTGTTCTTTAGATACTTTTAATTGGCGTATTTCAAATGGTCTCATTAGCATTTGCAGCGTTTCGCTCTGCCCTCGTTGTAATTGGTTAATATCTTGGTCATTGGCATAGTGTAGTGCTTGTGGTCTGAAAGTCTCTTAAACTTCATCTCACTCGCCCACTCCACTAAATTGTCATCTTTGTCTTGTACTATGGTGTAGTCCACCACGAGGTAGTCCACCCCATCTACTGCAAAGCATTCGTACTTCTGAAAGGGGGAGAATATCTGCCTCATAGATTGTCCTCTATTATCCCTTGCAGGCGTTGTATCTCGTAGTGCATCTGCTCGCTATCAACTCGCAGCTTGGCGTTTGCCAAGTACATCTCGTTCATCTTGCCTTCGGTAAATTGGCGGTAGTCAATGAACTGCTGCAAGAGTAGGTCTGCGTAGTGGCAGCTCATAACGTGGTGCAGGATGTCATCTTGTACTTCCCTGCCTTTTGCTTTGTCTGCTGCTTGCTTTGCCAACCACATCGCAGTACCCGCAAGCATCAACTGCTTCTCCCGAATGTAGAGGTCGTGGCTATCGTCAGAAGGGTACATCAGTCGCAGGCGTTTCATCCGTTTTAATTGGCAGCAAGTTACGCCCGTTTATCACAAACCCTACGTTACCTAATACGCTTTGCAAAACAAGCGGAGTTTCAAGGGGCGTGATGCGCCCTCCCGATTCCATCTCCTTGACCTTCCTAACGTGGATGTGCGTGTAAATCCAATCGGTTTCGTGTGCAGCGAATCGGTGAATCACGATTACGCAGTCTGATCTGTTGCCCCACTTACCGCCACCTTCAATGTCTGATGTGTTTGGGGGCATAGCC